CTTGAACACGGAAAGTTCCAGTCTTGGTCCTTGTTTGCCCGTCTTTTTGATATAAGATATTACCATCATTAGCAGCGACAACTTCATAACCTGCTTCAGTTGCTCTTTCATAAGGAGTTTTACTTACCGGTGCAGGTGCAGGTGTTTCTACAGGTGCTGGTGATTCTGTTTGTGCTGGTTTAGGTGTTTCCGGTGTTATTTTTTCTGGCGTTTCTGATTCAGTAGTTGTCACTGGATCTCTTGATCCCAGAGCATCACCAATGGTTCCTTCGTCTCCAGCATCACTTGTTAGTCCAGGTGGAGCCTTTTGGTTGGCCTCCATAATTTTTTGGACACCAATAACACCACCAACAGCGAGAAGAGCACCTCCAGCTGCAAGAGGATTTCTAGCTGCTAATCGCAATATAGCACCACCTAATGCCGCAACTAATTTTATTGCGCCTTTCAATATAACAGCACCAAGTTTTATAAGAATACCTAAGAATGGTTTTGCCTGTAAGAAAACATACAGAGCAAATAATTTACCCATGTTTCTCTGTAGAAACTCAGCAACTGCTGTTACGTCTTCTTTATTCTTCGGATCTTTTAACCAGTCTAAAAGAGTATTGAGAGTCCATCCAACTATGACAAGTTTTACACCGTCAATAATTTTTTTCAGAATATTTACAGCAGGTGCTAAAACTGCAGTACTAGTTTTCTTTATAAATTTCTTAAATCCTTCAAGTTTATCTTCAGACTTTTGTCTTTTCTCAAGTTCTCGTTCATCATCTAATTTAGATTTTGCCTTTCTATCTTTCTTGAAAGACTCTTTTAAGATTGAAAATATATTATCTAAACTACCAAAAATAGAATTGAAGATACTGTCTTCAGATTCTCTCTCTTTTTTCTCTTTCCTTTCTTCTGATGGTGAGATTTCTGACGTTTTTCCAGCAGGAAGAAGTTTAGAGGGATCTACTACTTTACTTGGCCCTGATGGCTCTTTTTGAATCTCAACCTTTACTTTTTTATTTTTTATCTTAAATCTACCAGTTTTAGATCTAACTCTCTTTCTTTCGTTTGCAAGGACGGCTAACTCTTCATCAGGTAATTTGTTATCGCCAAAAGAACCCTTTG